AAATAAATGAACTTATGTCGAACAGCGATCTAGTCTTAGAACTAAAAAACACCATAAAAGACCTAACTCTCGAGAAGGAGCATTTACATCAAGCAGTTTCTCACAAAGAGAGTCGTAACAAGCAGATTCTAATACGATTAGAGAATGCCAACAAGGACGTGGATAATGTTGGTAAACACGCCGCAGGCGTAAAAAAAGAAAATGACGAACTACGACTTAAGGTAGCAACGTTAAAAGCAAAATTAGAAACCACAGAAGAACTTCTCAAACTCGCAAAAGAAAAATTAAAGGACTATGAACCAGACAAAGAGGTAGAATTGACTCAGGAAGACGTGGAAAATATAGAAGAGTCAGAAGAACCTGAATTAAGATCAGTGATGTCTGAAAAGTATAACAAGTTCGGTGACGACGAAGAGTAATCATTCAACTAAAAGATGACTTACAGTCATCTAAACTTTCGCTTACGCTCAGTTTATTTCTAAATTACGCAATCTCGAAAATAACTTTTAACGCAACTTCTAGTGTTGCGTACTCTGTGGCAGATGAGTAGTCATAATTCGGCTATTTCTAGCCGAACTAACTTTGAAACTCTGTGGCGAGTATCGTAGTCACTGTGTATCGTTGCTTTCGCCGGGCGGTTGTGCTGTACCCGTTAACTCATTCATCCAACGCGAGCCTACCAAACCCTTACACAATAGTATTTGGTAAACCTGAGGTTTATCTTTTTCTAAGAGCCTCATCATTTTTTGCTGTTTGCATCATAGGATTCGCCTGTGTTGTTACACCGTAACTCCATTGTTTTCAAAGATGCTATATCTGCCTGTGAGAAATTTTAATTTGCTGTGTTGCCTATCACTACTATATAACACAAACAATTTTTCAGGTCAATCTTTTTGGCTTTAAATAACAATATGCAGTGGACATACAAAGGAGACATAGTAGAAGAAGTACCAGAAGGTGTAGTTGGGTTCGTATATCAGATCACAAATACAACTAATGGTAGGATGTATATTGGTAAAAAGTTAGCAGAATTCAAAAAAGCAAGACCTCCATTAAAAGGAAGAGTGAATAAACGTAGATACACAGTTGAATCAGACTGGAAAGACTACTTTGGGTCAAGTGATGCGTTGAACGAAGATGTTGAAAAACTTGGTAAAGACAAATTTACACGAGAAATACTTTTTTATTGTAAATCTAGAGCAGAATTATCTTATATAGAAGCCAGAGAACAATTTGCACGTAAAGTTCTTGAAACAGATGATTATTACAATGGTCATATCAGAGTGCGAATACATGGTTCTGGGATTATCAGAGAGAAAAAGACCAAAGGTATCCTCAATTCATAAAAAAAGCCTGCACAAAAAATTGCACAGGCTTTAATGAGATCTCAATAGTTAATAAATTACGCCGCTGTTTTTGCCGCGTTCTTAACTTCTTGAATTTCTTTTCTTCTTGCTTTGATCAATTTTGAAAGAGATGCTAATGCCTTTCTTGCTCTTGTGGCACTTGCTTTAACACCTTTCTCTGTGAATTTTTGATTCTCTTCAGAGTAAGTTTGGATCTCTGTCATGATCTGTTCATGTGTTTGTGACATAATTATATCCTTCTTTATATTATTAATTAATATATCTATTATTAAAGCACGTATGATCTGGTTTTGTCAAGTAAATTTTAAACAATAATATCCACATCATTTTCATAATTGGTAAAACCGTTTTCTTTTACAACTTTTAGTACAGAATTTACTCTGCTTACCAATTCATCTTTGTGAGATATTAGGAAAATATTCTTTTGCTGTGTTCTACTCATGTCTTTTAATACAGCAATAGAAGATTCAACACCAGATGCGTCCATACCAGCATCTACCAATTCATCAATAAACAACAAGTTGATCTGTTGATAAAGTGATTCCCATACATCTCTAAATGCCCAACTCAAAGATAATATTAATCTGTTTCGTTCTCCTCTACTCAAGTTATCAAAATCAAGTTCTCTACCTAGTTCTTCTATTTGTACAGTTAGATCACTTTGGAATGTAACTGTGTGTGGAAGTTTTACTTGTCCTAGGTAGTATGCTAAACGTTGATTTAGATACGTTAAGTTCTGTTCAATAATTCTTGTTCTAATAAATGAATCCTTTGCTGTTAACAGTTTATACAAAAAGTCTTGGTGTCTGTTCAAATCCTCGAGTTCATTAATAGTTGTGTAATCAATTTTTTGTATTGCAGATTTGTTTAGTTCTTCAACTTGTTCTGCATACGGATCTTCTTTTATTTCATTTTGTTCTAATTGTCTTTGTAAATCTTTTAATGAACCTTTGTGATTGTATGCTTCATCAATACTGTCATAGTATGTGTCTGGAGTTTGCCCTAGATCACCAATATCATCAATGTTTTGTTGAACTTTAGCAAGATCACTTTCTAGTTTTGTTGCATACTCTTTTGATTCTGTGAGTGTTGTTTTTAGTTTATCAACGAGATGTGTGTGTTTGTCATCGTGTAATTCTTGTTCACAAGTTGGACATTTTTGTTGTGCCGCAAATTCTAAATCACTCTCAGTTTTTTCTACTGTGCTTTTTGCTTTTGTGTATGAATCTTCGTGGTATGCTTTTTCTTTTTGTAAACTTATTAGTTTTAAATAATTTTCACTATGTGATTGTGCTTTTTTGTGTGCTTCGAGTTCTGCTTTAATATCTACTTTTTCTAGTTCTGCTATTGCTTGAGCAAAGTTTATTGAATCCTGATCTTTTTGACTTTGCCATGCACTAGATCTTATTTTTAAACTTTCGATAGACTCTTGTATTTTTTCATTAGAGGCAATTTTTGCATCTAGTTTTATTTTTTCTTCTTGCAACTCGTTTTTAGTTGCCTTCATTTGTTCTTTTAAAAGATCTGATTTTTCACTTAAGAGCGTTATACCAAGTAACTGTTCAATAATTTCTCTTTGTTCGCCTTGTTTAGTTGCAAGAAACGGTAAAGTATAAGTGTTTAATGCAATAATATTTTTAAACATGGCATGAGTCATACCAAGCAATTTGTTTATTTCTTGCTGTGTTTCTTTATTTTCACCTTGTGCTTCGTTACTCTCTGTATTTTGTTCTATTTCGTTTGCGTAGAATCTAAATATTTGTGGCTTCCTACCTCTTTCAATAGTATATGTAATATTGTTTTTAACAAATGTTACAGAAACCATCATACCTTTTTCGTTAGTTTTGTTTACAAGGTTATCTCTTCTGATGCTTGTTAATGCTTCTCCGTAAAACACATAAGATAGTGCATTGATAATTGTTGTTTTACCTGTACCATTCCTTGCACCTGCATCATCGCCACCTAAATCCATATTTTCACCGATTACAAGAACAAGACTTTTGTTGTCGAAGTTAATACCTTGTGCAGTATTACCAACACTCATGAAATTTTTTACTGATAATGTTTTAATGGTTAACATCTAAATTCCTATAAATTGCCATTAAGATGTTTTTGTCATATGTTTCAGAATCAACACCTTCTAATTGTTTTAAAACAATTTGATCTACCGAATCAAACTTTTGTACTTCAACAAGTGGTTGTTGTGCGTTATCAACTTGTTCTGGTATAAGTTGTAATTCTCGTAGTTCATATTTGTCAATGAATGTTTCTCTAATAAAATTTGCTTCTTCGTAACTTATTTTAATATCCAATCCAACTCTAACGTACATATTTTTTTGCAACAAATCATCTGCATTTTTTAACAGTTCGCTTATTTTAATATGTCTGTATTTTGGACAATCGGGCCAGTTAATATACTTAGGCTCACCACCCCACTCTAATACCATCATTCCTCTTTCGTCATCACCGGCATCTGCGTAGTTGTGAGGAAACGCATTACCCATATAAGTTACATTTTTCATTTGTTGTCTTTTATGAAAATGTCCTGAGAAAACTTTTTCACAACCTGCAAAATGTTCTGTTTTAATTGTACCAACGTCAGGCATATCAATCATTGCATTCATTTTAAAATACGGAAGTTCAAAGTGTCCAAACACATACTTCTTTTTCATCTTTTGTATTTTTTTCCATTCGTCACCTACGATCCATGGAATAATTGCAACGTCGTCGTCTTCTACCCATCCGTTGACCATGTGTATGTTTGGAATATTTCTAATAAATTCCATAGAGTTAATTTCTCTTTTTTCTCTATAGAATAAATCATGGTTACCCATTATTACATAAACTTTTTCAAATGCTTTACCTAAACGTTCCATATTAGAAACTGTATAGTTCATTGTGGAAACGTTAGTTGCTGATCTATGATGATGCCAATCGCCTAAGAATATACAAGTTTCGCAACCTTCTGCTTTTGCTTGTTCTATGAACCAATAAACAAATGCTTCACAATCATCATTGTGTACTCTAGAATTGCCTTTTAGTCCAAAATGTATATCAGTAAAACAAGCAACTTTTTTAAAAAAAGCCATGTTATTTTTTACCTCTAGTACCCCAAGTTTTCATCACGGGTGCTTTTATATCTTCAGGTTTTACGTCCTTGTATTTTAACAATTCGTGTTCGTCGTCGTGCAGTGTGTCGTCAATTTTTTCATTATCGTCATCACTTCTAATTTTGTTTCTTTGTTCTTTCTTTAATTTT